TATGTTGCTGCGCTCATTTACATTTCTCCATGCTGAAATTATATCCTAAAGGACATACTTAGTCAAGTTTTATTTTTAGCCAGGTGTACCAGAACCCAACCAGCCCAGAATTACACGTTGATTCTGTGAATCATCACGAATTAGAATACGTTGCATATGTGAATCTAACGTAATATTTGCGTATGTTTCTCCTGCTCCTGTATTAGGAGCCCAGTGTGTACCCCCTCCATTGAGATGAGATCCAGTAATATTCCACCCTGTTGCAGAAGATGGTCCGATATATCCTGAACTAGCTCTGATTGTTCCTTTAAACTCTGCATTACCGCTACTATCTACTTTGAAGTTTTTCGTTGCTATTGCTCCAGTAGATAAATTAAAGTAAGCAGGAGCGGCAGAGCCACCTGAACTAGTTGCGAACGCAGTTCCAATAGGATTATCATCATTCTCTGTTAAAATAGTATTAGGAGACCGAAGAATACCAGTAGTAATACTACCTCCATCTATTGTGGTTATATCACCTGCGGCATTTTTTAGTAGGTTTGTGCCACTATCAAATGTTACTACCCCGCTAAAATTTGTGTATCGTACTACATTTGAATAAGTTACCTCTACTGTAGTAGCATCGGCAGCGGCTTCACCAAAGTATCTAACTGTATAATGTATATTTGAAGAGGCTGGATCTTGAGTTCTTGGTTCATTCATCCATTTATCAACTGCGGATGTATGCACTACAGCAGTTGCCCCACTGCCTCCTGCATTTATTTTCCCCGTACTAAAAGTATAGGTGGCCTCACTAGGAGCTCCGGGAGGAGTTCCTGGAGTAGTCTGTTTTTCATAATAAAGATAGCCTTGAACAGTTTTATTGCCAGAAGTTCCGTTTATGCCCTGCTCTCCCTGCTTAATTTTCTCTAAAGATATGGTGGTGAACGTTTCCCATGTTGTATCCGGTTCTTCCGCTTCTCTTACTGCTACCGTAAAAACTTGCGGAGCCGCAGAACTAGGATCTGTGTATGCTATGGGATGGGTGCTCTCATCTGCATTATGAATAATTTTTGTATAAATTGCGCCACCAGAAGTGTCAGGGTCTTTAAAAGAGCTGTCTGCCTTCCCTGCTTCCGTAGAATTATTAGGATTAGCATTACTTGCAAAATTCCCTGTTACTTTAAAAATTGGCTCAATATAGTTAAGAGCAGTAGCTTCAAGCTCTATCTTATCTGTCCACGTACTATTTAGACTCGCATCAGAATTATAATTCAATATTTGAATAGGTTTAAATCTAGCAGTAACAGCTCTACCGGTAAAAGCTACATTGATTTGTAAGTGATTTACTGCAGAATAATTACTACCATTTCTAGTAATCGTTGCTAGAATTCCATCTTTCAAGGGGTCTAGACGAAAAGATTGTCGTGCAACAGTTTTGTTTGTACTATTTGCTGTTATTGCAAAAGCAGTATTAGTGCTATTTAATTGCATATCAGTAAAAAGTAAATCATCAGATTCTATTAAAGCAACCTTTGCAGCATAAAATTTTGAGCCACTTTTTACCCTTATAATATCACCAATCTGAAATGCAGATGTAAAACCGGTAGAACCACCAGTTCTTGTCACTCTATTAGTTTTTGTTTCTGCAGGAACACTTATATTACAGTCTACATGAGTCCATCTATTATTTTCAACCCCGCCACTATTATTAGGTGCAAACTCGGTTCTATCATACCATGTTTCAATAATACTGTTTTCGAAAACGATATTGGCTACTGCCGCTAAGCGTAAATAGTCATTACTTGTTGTTGTCTGATCAAATAATATATGTGCTTCTTCTATAGCAGGAAAAGTACTATTTGTATACGCCATAGAAGCTAATTCTTGACTATGTGTAGCTGCAGTACCAGTGGCGGGATTAGCAAGACTTCCTTCAAATAAATTTGCAACACTTCGCATTTTCCATGCTTTTTTCATTAATTTAAAGGTAGAAGAAGAAATAGCGTGTTCGTCAAAGTTTGCTTGCACACCTATAGCTGCTCCAGCTATTCTAGCGCCTGTATATGAGCCGTATGTATCTTGAATCTGTACCTTAGTATGTGTCCACTTACTTTTTCGTTCTGAAGTTACTGCACGCACTCCTACTTTATATGTTCCATCAGGGACGGGTTCCTGCTTCATATGAAGCTCAGGAGGAGCACCTGCTTCTTCTATCGTATAAATTGTATTATTAAAATTAGGTATGAATTGAACTTCATATCTTGTAACTTTATCGTAGACATTTCCATCTGCATCTAGAGGTCTATCCCACTGAACAAGTACCTCTTCTCCTATTTTATCTGGTACTGGTACTCGAAGTACATATACATTGGGAGGAGCAGGACACGTAGTTTCTTCTGGTGTATATATAGTTTCTGCTATATCAAGCTCAAATTCACGATCAACTGCATCAAATTTACTATTATAAAATTCTACTGCAGTAATACCTAAGTTACCTGTATCCTCCTCGCTTATTCCTAAAATTTTGTATTCTTTATAAGAATACGCTTGTGTAGCATTACTTTTCTGTTCTTTTATTGCCCAAATAGAATCACTAATAACTACATTACCACTGAATTTTCCAGTACATTTAATTACGGTTTTTCCATTCGATACCGAGACATTACTACTAGTAAAAGGTAGAGCTTCTATATGGGTATCACTAACAAACTGAAGTAGGATTGCATTGCCAGGAACTCCATTTACAGTGGCAGCATCTCTTGCCTGTACAATTTCTCCTCTAACTTTTTCATCTGTTTGATCTAAATTAATAGTAGCAGATTGATATGCATTATTGCTTCCCGTTGGTAAAAATACAGTTTGAATCTCATCTCCACGAGAATAAGTAGTACTACCAATAGTAACTGTATCTTGTGCTAGTATGACTTTTCTATGATTAACTAAGGCTGCTATACTATAGGTTGAAGAGGATGAGAAAGTATAGGAAGCTATATCCTCGCCGCCTCCATCAGCTTGTACACCTCCAGATTCGAGAGAGATATTTCTATCAAGAGTCAGTTGAGAATTTGTACTTGAATCTACAACAGAATGAGCTGATACTCGTCCGCTAAAATGAATGCCATAATTATCTGGCTGCTGTACATTAATTATATCACCGGGTTGTAGGAATCCAGCATTTAATCCTGTTTGAAATGAAATAATTTCTTTTTGATTTACTGCAGTCCAAAGTTTCCACTTTCCGTAACGTACAGCCTGCCCTTCAGAGGTACAACCAAAAGCCTGCGCCTCTTCTTTTATAACTCTGCCGGTTTCAAGAATATTTTGCCGGTCTTCAACAATTAAAGGTTCTAGTCTATATTGAGAGGCTGGGTTATTCCAAGTAACAATTATTTGGTTTGCTCTTGTTTTACTTCCGGTAGTTTCAGTTTTTATATCTCCATCTATTATATTGGAGGGGCCGAAGTTATAAACAGGAGCAGCAGGAGCATCTTGTACAGTTACCATTTGTCCATCTAACCAGTACAAAATCCCCATAAAAACTGTACTCATATCTTTCAAAACTTTATAGCAATCGGTAGCTTTAGTTAGATAAATATTAGCACGAAATCTGGGTTCTGTGTCGCCATTTCCGTCTGGAACTAGTTCATCACAATATTTTGCAATTTTATATAATGCATACTTATCAATGTCAACTTCATCTAAAAAGCTTCCCAGTCCATACCTATCATTAGTTAACATATCGTAAAAAACCCAGGCAGGATTATCTGTATAAACTAAATCAGATTTAAAAGTACCATCCCAAAGACCATCATATTCGGCTGTCTTTTTATCAGTAACTAAATGACGAGGGGTATAGTTTGAAGGAATTTTAACCAGTTTTCCTTTAAGATCATAAGTACGAGTTGGATTACTACTATAGTCTCTTGAATTAAATGTACATGCCCCTAATGCTGTAAGAGGATAGTTTAATGTTTCTTTAATAATACAGTTAATGGCAGATAACTGAGAAATATCTGTTACACCTGTATTATTTTTATCAGAGTTACGTAATAATTGTACTTTGCCGTTACCAGCATTACTAGTAGCTTCATATTTATCTCCTCCTATTGGATTATCCATCCCTGTAGGAGTTAATCGGGTAACTTGAATACAAATATCTTCAAAAGGCTGATAAGAGGACACTGAAATTATGTGATCTTTTGAAAATGCAGTTCTGGTTCTTCCAGTATCTACTAATCCGCCAGAATTAAAGAAAGTCCCTTCTTTAACCTGCCAAACGCCATCTTTTTGAAAATAAACATGAATTTGATGACCAACAGATTGATTGTCTAGGTTACCACCCCCGTCTAAATGATTGAGACCCCCTGGATAACGAAACTGCACCCTTAACTCATCTACCTCTGCGATTTGGCTTTCAGCCATACCTTGGTTACTAAGAGTAATACTCTTTGTTAAAAGGGTTATTCGATTGTGTTGAACCTCGCTTGTAGAACTACCTACATCATGATCATCTTTAAAAGTTTCTGTATGAGGGTCTTTTGAAGCTAACGTATAGAATTCTTCCCTAAGGTAAGCGTTATTAGTTGTATTAGTATTATCACTTTTCCAGTTAGATCCGGATATTGACCAAGGATTTTTATCACTATCAGATAAACTAACCGAAATACTAGAAGTTCCAACTCCAGCTAGTTGTTTTAAAGGGGCTTGCGTTTCTGTCCCAGGTCTAAATTGAACAGTACTATCCTTGACTTTCTTTTCGTACCCATCTACCATTGCCCCACTTATAGAAGCCTTTTTATTAGTAAAGGAAAAAGCATTAGTATGATTATTATCTACTTCTAAGTATTTATTACCGTCATTATTGACTTTTACCTCTGCCGATAATGCGAGATCAAAAACAATTTCTACCGTTACCTTATTATTAGCATCTTCTTCATTAAAGGGGCGGACTCCCATATTTTTAGCATTAAATAGTGCTTGAGTTCCGTTATCAGTAACTGTAGTAGTACCATCCGCAGCAAATATTTTATTCATATAATATTCTGCATATTGTGTTGTACCGTCTTCTTCTGTTCTAAAAATTCTACAATGTAGGCTTCCATTTCCATACGTTGCGGAATCACTTATCCAACTATTTTTAAAAGGAGTACCAGAGCTTGCTTTTATTCTAAGCGCACCAGTCGTATAAGATTCTAGTGTTCCAGTAATTCTAGTAGTTGCATCAAAAACAAATATAAATCTATGATGGTCACTATCATCTGTAGTGTCCATATGATTTATAATTTTTTCATTAGACATTCCTACAGCTTGATTTGCCCCTGTAGAAGCACTAAATGTAACATCACGATCGTAAAAAGGAGCTTCTGCTCCTATATCTTCAATAGGGTCACCATCTAAAAAGACTGAATGTTGTGGATCCGCTAAGCCTTCAATAGGGCCTTCACATAATAAATCTGTGACAGAAATAATCTGAGTTTTTGAAGAAATGCCTCTCCCATAAAGATTGGCCGGACTCCAACGTCTACGATCTCTAGCAGTAATTGAAGAATTAGGCATTATATATATCCTGTAATTTGGCCAACATAATTTAGCCATTGCTGACTGCCGTCTTCTGAGAAAGCACTTCCCTGAGTTGCCGCATCACTGGCTCCAGCTGTGGTATTGCCTGTAATAGGATTATAGGAAGAGCTTATAGAATCAAAGCTTATTGGCTGTCCAGGGATTCGAAGATGACCGTAAAGAACAGGTACAGGGTCCCCTTCAATAACATTTTGCTCTGCTCCATTGAACATATAAGAGGATTCTTGGTCTGAATCAGTAGAAGGATCTGGTGCCATCATTTCTGATATACCTGTCATTGCTAAATTAATTGCCAAACCTGCCGCCATTAAACCACCAAAACTACCTGTTGCAGTAGCTGCAACAGCTGCAGAAAACGAAGTTGGTGCTGCAGCTCCTGTAAAAACTAATGTTTGTGAACCCAGACTACTTCCACTAATTATTGCTCCACTACTTGTTATTTGAGGAGCCAATGTACCCATGCCTACCTCTGCTGTTCCTAGAGTAATACCCGTTCCTGTTTGTGTAGCTCCTGCTGCCCATCCGCCCGTAACCGCCATCATATATACTATTGCCATTGCTGCCAATATTTTACCTATTCCTTTTGATCCGGCAGGGACAGGAGTAATTGTTATATCTCCTGCCTTAATGGGAAGTAAGAGCTGACACTCTTCCTCAACTTGATTATCCGCTACATCAATAGTGAATCCAATATCCTGTTCTTGACAATCTACTAAATACTTTTTAAATCCAGAAAAATTTGCTTCAGCACAGCGCAACGCACCTTGTATTGTGTCTGTTTCTACACTAAAGCTTCTCTGGAAAGTATCTCCTAGATCTCCTTCTAAGTATACTTTACGCATCATATCTATATACTCCTGTTATTGCTTTATACCACAAAGGATATAAGCTTTCTCTACATGATAATCTATTATAAGCATGATGATAAAAAATATCATCTCCAATATATACTCCACAATGATTATTAACATTCGCCATTAGTTTGAAAATTAAAACATCATTTGGTTGTATATCTGCTAACTTAACTGGTACATGGTTCCAGTCTTTTATAATTTCTTCTGTAAAATAGTCTAAATCTTTATCCCACCAATCGTCCTCAAACATTGCTCTTGGAGGAATTATAATATCTTGCTGTGCCAAATAATCCCTTAGTGCTTCAAAACAATCAGTTTCTCCAAACCTATAATCTCGTCCATACAAATCTGTAAGATCCTTATTTGGAGATATTATATTTAGTTCCATATCGGGGTAGCTAAATATATAATAAGGTATTCCTAATGCATTACAATACTTTATATCATTATCGCTTGGCTCATTAGTAGCATCAGGATGACTATGTACTATTGCTGTAATATCTGTGGTGCGTAATATTTTTAAATATTCTTGTGAGTCGATAATAAAATCATCACCATTCTCTGCAATATTAGTACACGGAAACCACTTTTTTTGTCCTTTTACAACTGCTAATATTCCGCAGCCTTCTCTTGGGTATTCTTTTTCAAAATGTTCCTGAATCTCCTCTAAATACTGCACTATCTAAACTTCCTACTTCCAGGGAACCCTCCAAATGGCAATACTATATTAGTATTACGATTCGGTGAAGGCACCGTAAGTTCATCTGTTCCTGCAAGAGTATTTCCTATAAATTGGTAACGTTTCTTACAAGACATTAATAATTTACCGCAACTATCTCCCGGCGCCCAAAATAAAGAATCTGCTGAGGGCTTATTTCCGCTACTAGCTGACATACTAACAGTGTTTCTATATACTGTAGACGTATCCGTATAGGCTGGAGCATTTCTAGTGCCCCAAGTACTCATAGGATGAAGTACATAGTCATTTCTAAGTGCATCTTTACTATTTATGGTATATGCTCTATCCGTCCAACCATCATAATGCCACATAGCTTCCCACAATATACTAGTTCTTGTGGGTGGAGTAGTAACTGTACCAGTAGAGCCCATATATAACCAAAATAGTTGATCACCATCCTCTGTGGTATAAACTACATCTCCTTGTGTTAAAGGCATTTCATTATCACTTTCCCACTCTACAGGAGCTATTGTAGGAGGGCGTTCAAATACTACACCTATTTTATTATCCCCTGAAGATGTATATGTGGAACCTCCATTAGTCATTGTAACACTGGCTACTTTGTCCGAATTACTACTAGTACCAAGAACTGCAGTTGCTGTTGCGGAAGCACCACTATGAGTTCCTGTAAATGTTATACTAGGGACAGTAGTATAACCTGCACCTGCTGAAGTTACATTAACACCTGTTACTACTCCATTAGCTACAGATAAAGTACCTGTTGCTCCATTGCCGCCTCCGCCACTGAATGTAATTGTTGGTGGGTAGGTAAGTGAGTACCCACTACCTCGATTAGTAATAGTAATTGAAGTAACTGCTCCACCAAGACTTCTAGTACAAGTAGCTGTTGCTCCTGAACCAGAGCCTGTATCTTGTGTATTCTTAGCTATAGTGGCTGTGGGAGCACTAGTATAACCTGAACCTCCTGCTGTTACTTTTCCACTAATTACTGCTCCATCTGTTAATACGGCTGTACCAGTTGCTATTGCTGAATCTGATGAAGTTCGTGCAACCCAGGCACTACCGTTCCATGTATGAGTTATTCCTCTAAAAATAATAGGTTCATCATTTACAGTATAATAAACTTTATAACTAATTGCATTTGGCTTATAAGCCCCATCTACTGCCCAACTACATGCTCCTTTATTACGACGAATGACTTTTGCAAAACTAAGAGGGCCGGGTTCTGTTCCTGAGCTTGCACTACCTCCATCATTAGTAATTATTGGTAAAGATCTTGCTACTGTTAATTGACTCTTTTCTACATCTGCATTCGCAGTACCTATATTAGTTACTTTTCTTATATATTTACCGTCAATTATAATCTCATCACCAACTGAAATCTCTTTGGTAAAATCTGTAGTCCAATTACCTGCACTGCCAGTTCCTCGTAAAGTTAATTCTCCTGAGTTTATATAAACAGTACCACTTAGAGCAGAGGTTGAGTATTCTTTTTTCCCTTTATAAACCCAGCTACAGTATTTTCCTACTACTTCTCTTCTGGGTACTCGTAATCCTGATAAATCAAAAGGGGAGGACAGTTCCATTATTGCCATTATATTAGTTTTAGAACTAATTCTATCAATAATAAATACAGATTTGGGTAATTCAATAATATCTGTTGCAGAAGCAGCATCTGTAGTCCGTCCAGAACTAACTTGTAAATATTTTTCTAAAGTTCTTCGACGAGTAACTTTTTTTCCTACTAAGTTATCTAATTTAAAACCTGATATACCACTACCTGTAGCACCGGCCGCTTCCGCTCTTTGAGTATCAAAAGCATTTTGAAACGTAGAACTAGTTCTCAGTAAAGATTCAACATTTGCTATAGTTAGAGTTGGACGACTATGTGCTCCATCACTAGCAATATCAATTCCGTCTATTCCTATTGGGAATCCATAGTAAACATTTTTATTAAAAACTACTTCCCCATACTCATCAGTTTTAATATCTGTTCCAGTTACTACCATTCCTGCTTCTGGAACTGCGGGCCAGCCCGTAGCTGGAGTTGTAGCTCCAGTTTTATTATCTATTACGACGGTCTGTGAGTTACTAACTGCACCATTTACTGTAGCATTTATAGAAGCTGCTACTCCTGTGGATCTATTAAGTCCTGTAAGAACTAGAGCAGAATTATCTGCCAAAGTCTGAGGAGTATTTAATGTTATAGTATTATAGTCCGCACTTACTTTTAAAATTCTTACGGTTGTAGATACTCCTGAGTGAAAATAAAGAGTTGTTGTATCACTATATTCTAATTCGAATAAGTCAACAAAGGATTCAGAAACTTCTAAACTTTGAAGATCTGTTGAAATTAAATTATCTTGTGTCATGGTTGATAAACACGTACAAAGCTTGCCGACATTGAATAATGATCACTATTAGAATACTGAGTACTCCATTCAGGGCAAACTACACGTATTGTTTTCTCTCCTGTAGTAGTTGTATTATCCGTATCAGGAATAGTAAAATTAAAACTTGTTACTCCTGCTTTATCGTCAAAAAATTTATTAAGATCATCAATAGTTGCTTTGGTTCTGTTTACAAAATTAAGTGTAAAAGTTTCGTTAATAGAATTAAGACCCGACTTCGCTCGTTGTTCATATCCATCTCCAAACTTTGCACTTTTTACAGTAGGTTTAGATGAACGTGATAGAGTTTTATCGGGGATTATAGTTGCGCTAGTAATATTAGTGCCTGAAATTGCGAATCCAATTGCCATTATGCTGCTCCATAGGGATTGAGAATACCACCAGAACGTTTCTGATATTGTAGTTCTTCTTGTACTGCTTTCGCAACTACCTTTCCTAAATCTTGTCCCATTCCCCCGCCTTGTGCATTACTAGTTGCATTTCCATTATTATCAACATTTACATTGACTGTAACATTATTTGTACCGCCCCCTAAGCCTGTTCCTTGTACTGGAATAGCACCTCCACTAGGCAATGGAACAACTGCTTCATTACCGTGTAAAGTAGCTTGGTAGCCAGTACTAGGACCTCTTGCTACACCTCCTACGGTATAACTTCGTCCCTTAAGTTTGGGAGTAATACCTCCATCTGCAAAACCTAAAGCTCCGAGAGCTTTTAGCATTAGACGTTTTGCAATAATTTTTGCAAGTTCTGCTAACATGGATTTTGCCATTGCTGAAAAGGCTTCTTTAGCGGTCTTTGCGCCTGTAATCATATCCTCAAAAGCAGTCGTCATACTGCCTTGAATAGTACCGTATAATGCACTAGTTTCTTCTAACCGTAGATTTAGCTCAAACGTTGCGTCTGCTGCTGCCATAGCCTCCGCTTTTTGCTCAGGAGTTGCATTTTTATCTAGCCTGCCTAACGCTTGCTTTTGTGCTTGCTTTCTCGGGTCAAGTGATAGTTCTCCCAATGCTTTAGCTGCATCCGCTTGTTCGTTCTTCATAGCGTTAACTTGGATTTGATTATAGTTTTTCAAAGCGTATACTTGATCCCACAAAGCTTGTACTTTAGCTTTTGCTGTTGCCAATCCTCGCTCGGCTGCAGCTTGTTGAGCTGCGTTTTGTGTTTTATATGCTTCATTTACCTTTGTCTGTGCTGCAAATTGATCATTTATCGCTTGCTTTATCTTTCCATTATCTCCTTCTAGGGCTTGTAATGTTCGTTGTCTTTTTTCTAGCCCTAACTGTATTTTATCTTTTCCTCCACCACCCAGCATAGTTTCCTCTCTTCTTCTTCGAGAGTCTTCTGATATTTCTGCTTCCAACATACGAGTTGTATCTTGACTAATTGCTGCTTGAGCAAGCATGTACCCAAGCCTAATTTGTTCAATTCTTGCTTTTTCCCTAGCTAACCTAACTTCTTCTTCATCTAAATCTATTTTGTGCTCTGCTAATCTAACAGCATTTTTAGCATTCTCAAGTATTTCCTCATCTGCTTCTAGTTGCGTGTCGTTATATATCTCTTGGGCGGCAGTCCTTGCTCCCTCAGCCCTCTTCAAGTCTTCCGCTAATTGCATAGATTTAGCTTTTCTTCCTAGCTCAGCGGCTTCAAAATTTGCCATCTTTTGGGCCGCTGTTATTCCAATAGTTTTAGCTCTCGCCGACGCTAGTTCTGTCTTATGTCGGTCTCTAATCATAGGGAGTAGCTCCTCAGAAAGCGTATTCATATGCTTCTGAATTATTGTAAGTCTTTTTGCTTCTGTCCTAGCCTCCTCTAAAAGGATTTTCCCCTTTTCAACCTTGTCATTGTAGGTGTTTAAATTAGTTTTGCCATCTTTTATTTCGTTGTTTATCTTTTCCCACTCTTTTAGTAAGGCACCTGAAGGGTCTGCCGTATTTAACATAGCCTTGGTCATAATAGGATAAGGGCCAGATATATTACCGTGTTTTTTAAGAAATTTGTTTCGCTTTTCCTTATTTTCCTGTAGCTCTTGTCTTCCGCGAGTCTGTATATCTACATTTTGCTGGTGCCCCTCCTCCAGACCTAAAACTGCATCTTTTTGAAGCTTTATAGCTTTTTCCGCGGACCGACGTATTGCAACAGTTGGATCTAGTTCGAGTCCGTCCCCTATTAAGTTCCTTAGTTCATCATTCAATTCTTTAACTGCACTCGCAGCATTTGATACGCCTATTCCATAGTCAATCCACTTCTTTTGGATGGCTGCAACTTTGTTTGTTTCTTCTTGAGACAGGCGACCATTTTCTTCAAGTATACGTACATATTTCTCTAGTTCGGGGGTTAATTTTGAAAGATTCTTAAGCAGTTGTATAGTACCGTCTGTTGCCTCTTTGAAAGGATTTTCCCCTTTAGAAGCCATTTCTTCGATTTTTTTGTCTAAGGCGGCGCCGGCTGGACCAAGTACTTTCATGTTCGCTAATGTATTGTCAATCCACTTATTTAAAGGAGAGTCTTTTCCGCCGTAAAGTTCGAATAGCCACTTATCTAAATCTAGCATAGATTGGGCAAACTCTTTAGTAGCTTTTTCACCCTCAGTTAACTGGGGGGCAGGACCGGTTTGAAGAGCTCTTAGCTCCGCCAGTTTAGCAATTATATTAGTACTTGTGAAAGCTTTACCTAGTTGTTGAACTTCCATTGCTAAAGTTATAAAGGGCTTAATCTCTGTCATTTTCTTAAGCTCTTCATTTAGTGTTTTATTGGATTTCTCAAGCTTTTCTATTCTTCCCCTTAATCTTTCCGCTTCTTCAGAAAGAGGATGAAGCTTATCTAGCCAACCCAGTAATATTTCACCAACTATAGCTCCTAAACTCACCCACATTCCTATTGAAAATAATTTTGCTAAGTGGGTTCCTATATTACCTACAAATGAAACCATGGCGGTTCCGACCGACATTATTGCTAGTTTGGCTTCTTGTGCCCAGAATTTTACATGCAAACCTAACTTTTTCCAAGAATTACCGTGTTCTATTTCATGTTTTTTTAGAAGAGCTTTTCTTTGTGCATAATTAGTTTCTAGTAGTGCTAATTGTTCTGCCGTAGCACCTGCTAAGTAACCTGTTAATACCATATTGTGCTCTTTCATTTGTGCCTTAGCATTGTCAAGAATTTTTCTAGCATTATTTTGAGCCGCTTTAGTATCAGAAGTACCTAATAAAAATGCAGCACCAGATCCTTTTCCTGCGGATGTCGTATCTTTTCCTAAGGCACCTAGAACACCCGCAGAACTTCGTCCTATATCGGCAGAGTCCCTTCCCATCATTGCAATAGCATCTTTTGTTTTATCTATTTGACCTCTATAATCCTTTAAACTAGTTCTTTGCTTCTCTAAACTTTCACCTACTTTCTTTCCCCAGTTTTCGAAGGAAGGAATAAGGCTCTTAACAATAGGAAGTGCCATTAAACTTAAAGCTGCGGTCAAAGCTCGAGTATTTCCGGCAAGAAAGTCAAAAACAGGACGTATTCCTTTCATAGCCCCGGTTTTTATAGAATTCATTAAATCATCAAAACTAACAAGAAACTTATTCAAAGAAGCGGCGGAAGGATCCATTATTTCATTAATAGCTCCAAATTTCTCTTCCGCTTGAGATAAAGTTTCATTTGCGACCGCTTGGCTTTTCTGGAAAGTG